ATATGTTGAAATTAGGATTAGATTTAAGCTTATCTTCAATAAGACCACAAGGAGTTTGGTCGCCTGATGATGAAACAAGTTTAGTTGCTTGGTATCAGAATGCAGTCGGTATAACTCTTAATGGTTCTGATGTTTCTGAGTGGGCAGATAGTGCTCCTGCTGGTTTATATGATATGGTACAAGCTACAGCTTCAGAACAACCTGCTTATTCTGCTGGGGTTTTGACTTTTGCAAGTGCTGATAATAACAACCTACAAACAAGTGGAGCAGACATAGAGTTAACAGGCAACTTTACTATTGGTGCAAAACTTCATCTTACAGCAGGTGGTGGAACGCTTTTAGGGGACAATACGGAAAATGGAGAGTTTATACGATTTACAAGTGTAACAGAATTAAGGGTAAGAGTGGCGAGTGCAACAGCAGTTAATATTGACAAAGATAGTGGAACTTTTTTAGAAGATGCTTATATGGTATTAACTAGGTCTAGTGATGTATTTACTTTATATTGGAAGGGAGTGGCACAAGCAGACACGGAAACAAAAGCAGGAACAGCATTAATAGATGCAATAGGGGTAAGAAATTCTGATAACAACCCTTATGAGGGTACTATTTCAGAAATACAAATATATAGTTCAAGCAGTGCAACCTTAACGGCAAATATAAACGACAGACTTTCAACTTTATAAAATGGAAAATATAATATCAGTAGATTTAAGCACATCAACAGCTCCAGTCGTTACTGAGGTTCGTGGAAAAGACTGGGTAAACTACGGAACAGAAAACTGGGATAATCTCTTTCCACAGTTTTTAATTGACCTTTACTACAACAGCTCGACACAAGCGGCTATCATTAACGCTACCGCAGAAATGATTGCAGGGGAAGAACTTGTAATTGAAGATGAAAGCGAAAGAGATTTGGAGGCGGTTGTTAGATTAAAGAAATTCTTTGCAGAATGTAATAGTAATGAAACGCTACACGAAGTGCTTAAGAAAATAGCTTTTGACTTTAAACTTCAAGGAGCGTTTGCCTTGAACATAGTTTGGTCGCAGGATAGAACACAAATTGCTGAAATCTACCATATCGGAGTAGAGAAAATCAGGGCAGAAAAACCAAACGAACTCGGTAAAGTTGAGGCTTATTATGTTTCAGCAGATTGGGCAGATAGTAGACAAAACAAACCTTATAGAGTTCCTGCTTTTAACACTAAAGACAGAACCTCACCTAATCAAATTCTTTATACAGGGCTTTACAGTCCAAATATGAATGCGTACTACACCCCTGATTATGTTGCTGCTAATAATTGGGCTTTGGTAGACCAAAGAATAGCTGAGTTCCATTTAAATAATATCAGTAACGGCTTTGCTGGGAGCTTTATGCTTAATTTTGCCAATGGAGTTCCAACCCAAGAAGAACGATTACAAATAGAAAACAGTCTAGCAGCTAAGTTCACAGGAGCAGATAATGCAGGGAAATTTATATTGACTTTCTCAGATGACAAGACTAGAACTCCTGACATAACAGCCATCACACCTTCAGATTTAGATAAGCAGTACCTTGCCTTACAGGAACTTTTGGTTCAGAATATCCTGACAGGGCATAGAGTTACATCTCCGATATTGATGGGAATAAAATCAGATACAGGTTTGGGAAATAATGCTGACGAGCTGAATAGTGCTTCAAATTTTTATGTCAATACTGTGGTTTTACCATTTCAAGCTCAAATTATCAAGACTTTAAGAAAAATCTTTACAGTTAATAATATGGATATGCCTGTAAGATTTGAGCAGCTTAAACCAATTACAACAAGATTTACAAATCAAGACTTAGCCGCTGTAATGACGCAAGACGAAATTAGAGAGGAACTTGGGTTAGCTCCTTTAAACGAAGAAGTAGTGGTGCACGAGGACTTAACTAAGATGTCTGAGTTTACTGCCTTAGAAACGTTCCTAGACACCTTAGAGGACATTCCTGAAGATTGGGAGCTAATTAAAGAAGAAGTTGTTGATGGTGAGCATAGAGATTTTGACTATGAAGGTGAGCTTAATAAAATAGCTAATGAAAAACTTGAACTAGCTTCAACAGGCAGGGCAAATCCTAATGCTAGGAGTAGTCAAGATGGATTAAATAAAAGCGAAAATGCTTTTTACAAAGTAAGATATGTTTATAGAAATGATAATTTCTTAACTAACAAGTCAGGAACTAGTAGAGATTTTTGCAGAATTATGGAAAGAGCAGATAAGATTTACAGAAAAGAAGATATTGAAAGAATGAGCGGTGCAAATCCAGGCTTTGGACCTCACGGTGCTAGTCATTATGATATTTTTCTTTACAAAGGAGGCGCACAATGTTTTCACTATTGGCTAAGACAAATCTACAAATCAGCACCTATTAATGATGATTATGTTTACTATCCTGATAATGTACAAGATGAGAAAAATATAGGATATACCAAAGCAAGGAGTGAAGGTTTTACAGCAGAAAGAAATGATGGACTTGTAGCAATACCGCCAAGAAGAATGGCTAATCACGGATATTTAAACCCTAGATAAAATGGCATACGTATTATTCATATCAGAAGAACGGCTTAAAGATGCAACAACAGTAGGATTAAATGTTGATACTTCGCTTTTACTTCCATACATAAAGCAATCGCAAAAGCTCTATGTAGAAACCAAATTAGGCACGGACTTAAACCAAAAATTGAAAGACTTAATTATAGCAGGTACAGTTAATAATGTAGGTAATGAGGCTTATGCTACTTTGTTAAACGACTACATAGCTGAGATGCTCCCAAGCTTTGCGCTATATATGGCACTCCCATTCCTTCGGTTCAAAATTGAGAATGGGAATATTTACTCTAAGACTTCAGAAAATGGAACGGCTTTAAGTACTGAAGAAGCACAACATCTTAGAAATGAGGTGCTTAATACTGCCGAATATTATATGGAAAGAATGATAGATTATATAAGAAATAATACAAGTAGTTTTCCTGAATACTCTACGAACTCAGGCGCAGATGTTTCTCCTGACCGCAACTCCTATTACTCCAATATGAACCTTGAACGCCCTAACCAGCAAGGAACTAGGATAACATTACAAAATTTTTTGAACTAAGAAATTAATGAAGAAAAACTACAAAGTAAAAGAAAAGAATTTAACAAAATTAAAATCATATTTAAAAGATGGCACTAAAACAATTGGCAAGCGAGGTGGGAGATGTCCTGATACTAAATACGACAATATTAAGCGTAGCGACATTCAGTAATTTAGAAACGGTTTTAAAAATCATTCTTTTATTGGTATCAATATTCTATACTGCTAATAAGTGGTATTACCAAAATAAGAAACGAGATGGCAAAAAATAAGGTAATTGAAAAAGCTAAAACAGTTCATAAAAAGCGTCGTGGAGTTCATAGTAAAAATTCTTCAAAATCTCAAAATGGATATAAAACCAAGTACAGAGGTCAAGGGCGTTAATCTCTTGATAATACGGAATATTTTTACTGATGTTTCTACTATTGGTAATTTATATTTAAATGGTGAATGGCTGTGTGATACTTTGGAAAACCCCTATCTTGACAATCAAAGAAATATAAGCTGCATTCCTGAAGGGGAATATACTGTAAGACTTAGATTAGCAAGAGAAAGCGGCTCAAAAGACTATCTTCATTTATTAGTTAAAGATGTTCCAAATAGAGATTTAATCTTATTCCATATTGGAAACACAGCTAAAGATACTAGAGGTTGTATTCTAGTAGGAATAGGAACTGAACAAGACTTTGTTAAGAACTCAACATTAGCTATGGGATTGCTAATGAAAGAAATAAGTAATTTAGGCGGTACAAAAATAAATTTAATAATTAAAAATAAATAAAATGAAACAATGGTTAATTGGTCAGATGCTTTCAAGCAAGAAATTTTGGTACGCAGTAGCTAGTATTGTCGTTCCACTAATTGTAACTTATCTCGGTGTAGATGAGGCAACAGCAACAAATCTATTCTATGCAGCTATCGCACTTGTATTAGGACAAGGAATTGCGGATAGTGGAAAGAAATAATAGATTTAGATTAAAACCCCACGAGGTAGCTGCCTTACAGAAAATGCGAAAATCTGAAACTAGCAACATCTTAGTCGTTGGAGACTTGCACTTACCCTTCTGTTTAGATGGCTACCTTGATTGGTGTTTAGAACAGTACGAAATATTTAATTGTAACCAAGTCATTTTCATTGGAGACATTTTAGATAATC